CTCTCTTGAGCTCTCAAATCTTTTATATCAACATCGAGCGGGCGGCATACGACCCCGCGGCACCCGAAAGCTCCGACGAGTATAACGCCCTGGTGGACGCTTTCGGAAAGGTTGACGGAGCGGTAAGCGCCGCCAATTCAGCCGCGGCAAGCGCGGGTACAGCTACCCAAAAGGCGAATACCGCCGCTACAAATGCAAACAACGCTACGACGGCGGCAAATGCCGCGACAGCCAACGCAAACACCGCCGCACAAAAGGCGGGTAATGTCAATATCCAGGCGGTACAGACAGCGACGGGCGCAACCGTAACCGTTACCGACCAGGACGGCGTAGAAACCGCCGTACACATTGACACCCTTACGGCGGTCAACGGGTGGAACGACATTAAAAATGCCGTCCGCCTGGGACTTGGCGCAAAGCTGTTTCCCGTGGGCTACGAGTTTACTACGGAGGACTCCGTTACGGGAGCGGTCATTACCTGGGTGGTGCGCGGTCATAACCACCACACCGCCGCAAACGGCGACCCCGAGCACAGCATGACCCTTGAAATGAAATATGTCTACGGCACCTCGAGCGGAACATATAAGAGCTTTGTTTTCGACGCAACCGAGGCTCTTTACTATGCCGCCGAGGGACTCCCCGCGGGCACCTATCATTTCAGCCTATTAGCGGGCTATGACGCAACATACGGCGGCGGCAAGACATTTTCATTTACCATTACGCAACCCGTACCCGCGGGCGGCGTAATTATGTTCCCCTGGGGCTACCAAAAGCAAGCTATCGAAACAAAGATTAGCACCTATGCAAGCAATACCGCAACCGCGGCAATAGAAAGCGTGGCGGTCGTGGAGGCGGCAGACGGTACCAATCTCGGCACCGCAGACGGTAACACCGAAAATATGAACCACTCCCACCGCATACGCTACGGCTCAAACAACTACGCGCAAAGCGCAGTCCGTCAATGGCTGAACAGCGACGCAGAGGCGGGCTCCGTGTGGGCTCCGACAAATATTTTCGATCGCCCGCCCTCCTGGGCGGCAAGTACGAGCGGCTTTATGCGCGGCTTGCCCGCTGACTTTTTGGAGGCGGTGCAGATCGCGGAAATCCCGTGCCGCACAAACTCCATTTTTGAGGTTAATAGCCTCGACGGTACCGAGTTTGCCGTAAACCAGGTGTACAGCTTGAAAGATAAATTTTTCTTGCTATCTCGTCCCGAGATTTACGGATCCTGGGACAGCTCGACCTATAAGGACGGCGAGTTGTTGGAATATTACAACGGCTTGACCGATACCGAGCGTATCAAACGCGACGAGGCGGGCTCGGCGCGTTACGCGTGGCTCCGCTCCCCTTACCCTGGGTACGCCAGCATCGAGCGCTATGTGAACACGAGCGGTGCTTTGAGCAGCAGCGGCGCGAGCGTCGCTGACGGGGTCGCCGCCGCTTGTATAATCGCATAATCTAAAATCCGCCTCGGTAGAGGCGGTTATTTCGGAGGTCTATTATGAGCGTTAGAAAAGGAGATCGAGGCGAGGGCAAATTGCAAGTCCTCAACAAAGCCCGCGAGCTCAAGAAATACTCTCTCACGATCGTAAAATCGGAGAAAAACTTTCCAAAGAGCACCCGTTGGCTTTACGCCTCGCCGATCGTAAACGAGGTGCGCGAGGCGTGTATATGTATTCGGCACGCAAACTCGGTATATGTAACGACCGAGGACGAATACAACTACCGCCGTATGGAGCAAGTCAAAGCCCACGCACACCTCGACGCTCTTTTAGACCTTATCGACGACGCTTACGACGCGGGTTATATCTCGGGTAAACAAGTAGATCATTGGACGGGGCTAATCCTCAATACAGACGATCTGTTAAAAGCCTGGATAAAGTCCGATAAGGAAAAGCACAAGGTTAATTTGTAGGGCGGTTGCTATTTTTTGGGGCTCGGCGCGTAACGCGTGGCTCCGCTCCCCTAACCCTGGGAACGCCAACAACGAGCGCAATGTGAACACGAGCGGTGCTTTGAACAACAACAACGCGAACAACGCTAACGGGGTCGCCGCCGATTGTGAGAATTGTCCGTTTCAAGTAGTCGAAAGACCAAAGCAGTACACCTCACACAAGGAGCGACCGTCCTACCTCCATAAAGGAGGGAATATTACGGGCGACAAAGGAGCCTTACGGGGTTGTCCTTTTATATGCGTCCGTCATTTTATTATGTCATACGAGCAAGTAATCTCATTCGATAGCCTTTACAAAGGCTTAAAACAGAGTTGCCGTAATATCCGTTGGAAAGACAGTACCGTAGGTTATGAGGGTAACGCCATTAAAAATACCTACCGCTTGCGGCAAAGCCTCTTAAACGGCAAATACAAAATAGACAGATACCAACACTTTACTATTTTTGAGCCGAAACGCCGCGAGATCGTGGCGACGAGGTTAAAAGACCGCCAATTTCAGCGGGCACTATGCGACAACGGATTTTATGAGCAGATAACCAAATCCTTTATAACCGATAATTGCGCTTGCCTACGCGGGCGCGGAGTCGATTATACACTTAACCGTATGACGGCGCACTTACGCCGCTATTATAACGAGCACGGGTGCGACGGGTGGGTGCTAAAGTGCGATATACACCATTATTTCCAAAGCATACGACACGATGTAGCAAAGGCGGCGATCTGTAAGAGGGTCAAGGATCCTATGATTGCCGCCCGTGGTTGTGAAATAGTGGACTCTTTCGGGGAGATCGGAATAGGGCTCGGCTCCCAGGTATCGCAACTCGTAGCGCTCGCCGTACTTGACGACCTCGACCACTATATCAAAGAACGCCTCCGCGTTAAGCATTACATACGATATATGGACGATTTTATTTTAGTACACCACGACAAGGCGTTTTTGCAACAATGCCGCGTAGAGATCGAAAAGCAGTTAAACGCTCTTGGCTTACAGCTCAACGGCAAAACCGCCCTATATCCTTTGCGCCAGGGCGTAAAGATGTTGCAATGGCGTTTTATTGTAACCGACTCGGGCGCGATCATTCGCAAAATGGCGAAAAAGAAACAAGGCAAACAACGCCGCAAGCTCAAAAAGCTATACGCCAAAGAGCGGAGCGGAGAGTATGCGGCGGGCACCGCTTACGAGTCGCTTGTTTCCTGGCTCGCAAACGCCGCCCGCGGAGATACCTACCACGAGCGGCGGAAAATGATTACATTCTATAAAGAATTGGAGGACACGCGCAATGCAGAAAGACATATACAAACGCCTTGCAAAGATCGAGGCAATGACTAACGCACAAAAGGCGGAGTTAGAGGAAAGCCTGGTAGCGGCATATACGGCGGCTTGTGCCGATCGTAACGAGGAGGAGGCGGCGGCTTGTGCCCGCAAAATCCGAAATAAGCTCCTCGAAAAGTCCGATAACCAAATGACCCTCGACCGCCTGGGGCTCGACCTATCCTCGGCGACAAAGTTTATCGCCGCATTAGCGAAAATCTTTACGGGAGCCTGGGCGAAATACCGCCAGGCTTTGCGAGATTTGCCCGAGCAAGCGGGTTTTCCGTTTGAGATCGAATTTCCCGTAGCACCCGACAGCGAGGAGGGCTCCGAGAATGAGCCCGTTTGAGGCGATCGAGAGGCTTTGCGCCGTTACTCGTCTGCAAGCTGACATTATACGAGAGCAAGCCGAGGTTATCGAGCAAGCTAAAATAGCGTACAGCACCGACGAGAAATTAAGGGAAATGCGCGCAAACGCCGCGGCGGAGCTTGACACGATCGGCAAAGAATACGGTTAAGGAGCTTTTGACTATGTACTACGAAACCTTTATAAAATGGCTTATTCCGTTTTTGTGCGGCGGCGCTATTTCGGCTCTCGGAGTCGTTATTGGGCGTATTAAGATCGGCAAAAAGAAACAAGACGCTTTAGGAGAGGGCTTGCAATGCCTCCTCCGCGCCGAAATTATCAGCCAATACGAGAAATGGTACGAGCGGCGCTATTGCCCGATTTACGCAAAAGAGGCGTTGAGGCGGGCTTACAATAGCTATCACACATTAGGCGGCAACGATGTAGCGACGGGGCTATACGAGGAAACAATGGAGCTACCCGAACACCCGCCAATGCAAAAATAGAGAAAGGAGGAGCGAACAATGCAGAGAAAGGCTATCCCTACCGAAACGATCATTAGAGCGATCGTGCTTTTTATCACCCTGGTTAATACCTTTTTGGTGATGATCGGTAAAAACCCCTTGCCCTTTGCCGAGGACGAGCTGTACGCCTGGCTTTCCGCCGCCGCGTCTGCCGCGGCTACGATTTGGGCTTGGTGGAAAAACAACAGCTTTACCTCCGCCGCGATCGCCGCGGACGAGTATATGGCAGAGCTGAAAGCCCAGGGCACCAACACCAACGCAGAAACGGAGGAGTAATTTATGGAACTCAAGCAGACATTTGTAGTAAATAACCCTTGCTACAAGACCAACCAAAACCCAGGTAGCGATACCAGGTATACCAATTTCCAAAAGAACGGCGCAAAGGGGCTTATGCTCCATAGCGTAGGTTGCCCGCAACCCTCCGCGTCCGTTTTCGTCAATAATTGGAACAAGAGCGATTACGACCGCGCTTGCGTCCACGCCTTTATCGACGGAAACACGGGTGCGGTACATCAATGCTTACCGTGGAATTTCCGCGGGTGGCACGGTGGCGGCTCCTCTAACAATACCCATATCGGAGTCGAAATGTGCGAGCCCGCGTGTATCAAATACACGGGCGGATCCTCTTTCACTTGCTCCGATCTCGAGAAAGCCCGCGCCGTTGCGACCCGTACCTATAACGCCGCGGTCGAGCTTTTCGCTTTCCTTTGCAAAGAGTATAACCTCGACCCGTTGGCTGACGGCGTTATTATCAGCCATAGCGAGGGCTACAAGCGCGGCGTTGCCTCCAACCACGGCGACCCCGAGCACTTGTGGAGAGGGTTAAGCCTGGGCTACACTATGGACGGCTTTAGAAAGGCTGTTGCGGCGGCTATGAAACCCGCCGAGGAAA